AAATCAATACAATCGTTAGACTTATAGATAGAGGTCACGAGTGCATAAGTTCTGGTCGACTAATAACTGGCAAGGCTGATGCAGGACATCTCTTCTCGGTAGGCTCAAATGCTACAATAAGATTTCATCTGCACAATATTTGGCTTCAGTCGGTTCACGATAATCAATACAAGTCAGGTAATTTTGAAGGCTTCCGCAAGAGATTGATAGAAAAGTTTGGAGAGTCTTACTTCGAGTATCTTGAATCGCTCAAATCCTTGCCTGTTTTAAGGCTCTCTAAGGATGATTTAATACAGGCTAAGGCAATATGTAAGGAGATACAGAAAGAACTCGCCACAGAAGGTTTTCTTGATGACGTGGAGAGGTTAGAAATTAGGAGTAAATTAAATCAACGTATAGGAATCTATAAAAACTAAGACTATGAAATTTAAAGTAGAGGTTAATCCGTTCAAAAAACAAGCAATCATCAACGCCAAGATTGGTGTTGTTTCCTACACAAGAGAAATCTACTACCAAGAGGTAGATGAGTGGAACTCATTCCAGTTTGGTGACCATGTTTTTGACATACACTTTCATTACGATGATGAGTTTTGTGTCAATGTGTACAAAGTAGAAGAAGGAACTTTGCTTCCGTATATACCTTGCATTGTTGAGTTAACTATCAAGTTATGTGAACCACAAAAACAAGATACGGCAGTTGACTTCTTGGTGAAAGATTTGTTTGATGATTACGAACTAATCTGTAATGAAGAGTATATCGAAGAGGCTCAGAAACTTTTTAAGCAACAGATTATTGAAGCCTATACAAAAGGATGGCAGGATAAGTTAGAGCATCTAAGCCTAAAGGCAGAAAAATACTACACCGAAACTTTCAAATGAATTTCAAATGAAAGAAGTTAGAGAAATCAAGAAGGTCAAGTCTAAGATTAGACGTGCCTCTGAGGAAGCGAAAGACCTCAAGTCGAACGTAAAACTTTGGCAACAAATGTACTCGCTCAAGATAAGCGAAATTCAATCACTAACAGACAAGTTAAAAGACATGAGCAAAGGAGACATCAAAATAACAGAACACGCTATGCTAAGATACATAGAACGTGTTCTAGGGATTGACATAGAGCAGATTGAGAAATCAATACTGGAGGAACTTAACCTAGAGACAATTGAGAAATTAGGCAATGGAACTTATCCAGTTCGGGATTTCAACGTAGTAATAAAAGAAAATTTCATCATAACCGTAATTAAAAATGAGGACAAGGGATTGGTTAAATAAATTGCCAGAGCCAAATCGCTCTAAGGCATTGAAGAATTGGAATGGAATTGATTCCTCTCACATTAGTCTACCAATTGCATTAGCCTGTGCTTTTGATTGGGAGAAGTCATCAGAGGGAAAAAGGTATTGGTACGAGGTTTGGTCAGAATTAAATCAAATAGAAAATGTACGGGAAAATTCGCAAAAACAATAACAAGACCTTCATTGAGGTCGATGACCCTTCAGTTTGCTTGAAACTGGAGGGTGAATTAATCCACTTTGTGGTTAAGAATATTAGGTCGGTCGATAACCACAGGAGATACTTCGAGGTGTTAAGAATCTTTGTCGACCATGCTCCTGAAGTTGTCATCTTGAGTCTGCTCAACGTGACCTTGCAAGAGTTCAACCAGTTGACCAAATCGAAAAGTGTTCTTGAAGAGCGAGTTCGTAAGGCAATTGAAATGCAATTAGGTTTCGTTGAAGACAGGAAAATGATTCTTGACTTAGGTAATGGTGAGAAAATGAATGTTACTCAACAGATTCCAAAGTCTATTTCTTATGAGAAAATGACTGAAGACGATTTTATCCAACTTCATAAGAACCAAAAGCAATTAATGTTCGACCTGCTAAGAGATTATGGTTGGTCAGAGGAAAATTTCAAAGAACTTTTTAAGGATTTTTACGATACCGAGCGTAAAGCCCCTCGCCTTTAGGCAGGGGATATAAGCGATTGCCGTGCCGAAGGACGGCTGGCTACGTGAGCCAAGCAAAAAGCCATATAGGGGAAATTAAGAAAGTAGAAGTAGTTGAGTTCCCTTTTAAATCTTGGGGTGAATTTTATTATTGCGAAACTGCTATAAAAAAAGATGAATCCAATGGGTATATAATAAACATAAAATAAATGAAACGTCAAGATTTAAGAATAGGAAATTGGGTTAGGTTCAATAATAATGCAAATTATGATTGCACAATTATTCAAGCATTATATTTTGAAGGGAATTATATTGAAAAAAATAATAGAAAAATTTAAAAAGAAATAAAATGAAAAACATACACGTATTACGAACAGACAAATCAAGTAGATTATATATTGGAGATAATGGAAACTTTGTATTTGGATTTACACAAACATCAATTCAAAGTAGGAATGATTGTTTTACAAATCAATACATATACATCACTTCTGATGAAGAAATTATTTCATTTGATGAAATAAATTTATTATCTTTGCAAGATGGTAAAGATATACAAACTAATATGTCCAATATCTAATGAGATTAGATATGTTGGAAAAACAACTCAAAGTCTAAATGCAAGGCTTTCTGTACACTTATCTTGTAAAACAAAATGTCATAGAACATCTTGGATAACTTCTTTAAAAAACAAAGGTTTTAAACCTATAATAGAATTAATTGAAGAAGTTGAAGATTCTATTTGGATAGAAAAAGAAATCTATTGGATAAAGTATTACAAAGATTTAGGATGTAATTTGTGCAATCATACTTTAGGTGGAGAAGGTCAAAGAGGTGTTAAGTTTTCAAAAGAAACAAGACAAAAAATGTCTGATTCAAGAAAAGGATTTAAACCTAAACCAGAGAGTATATTAAAAATGAAAGAAACCATAAAGAATAGAGTTATAACTGATGAGTGGAGAAAAAACATGAGCAAATCAGCAAATAACAAAGGTTCTAATAATGGAAACACAAAACTTACGGAAGATGTTGTTATTGAAATTAAAAAAAGATTATTAACAAATTCAGCAATGGAAGTTGCTAATGAATTTAACTTAACTTATACTATAGTATGGAAAATAAAAAAAGGACAGACTTGGAAGAATGTATAGTAAACTATAAAGGTAATTATTATCTAAAAACTGAAGTGGGTTATAAAAAAATCATCCTAACAACAGACCAAGACCTAATAGCTGATGGAGTTCAAAAGATTGATGATGAATTCTTAGAGTGGTTTTGTTCTAAAAACGGAGAAATTGACTTTGTAAAAATAATAACAATAGAAAATGAAAAGAAATACAAAATCATTATACCAAGTAAAGAACTTATAAATCCTTTTGAATTACCAAATGTATTACCTGATGATGTATTTAACAAATCATTAGAAGAAGCTGCTGAAAGACCTCCTTATTTTGAGTTAGTAGATAAAAAAGTTGAATCCAACAATACTATTGATTTAGATGCTTACGCTAAAGGTGTTGAAGATGGGGTTATATGGCAAGCCAAAAGGATGTTTAGTGAAGAAGATATGATTGAGTTTGGTAAATTTTGTTATATAGATGCACATTCTGTAAATAGAGTTAAAACATTTAAAGAATTACTTGAACAATTTAAAAAGAAATAAAATGAAAGAAGCAGTAGAATACGCCATAGGCAAGTACAAAGAGGCTATCAGTCAGTCAGATGACACAATAGACCTATTCATTGATGAGAATTACTTATACACAGGCCTCTGTGATTTCCTGTCAATGAGCAGTTATAGTGCTTACATAGATGATGTTAAGAAAGCTGGCATGATTGTTATTGAAAAGAATCTTGAAAAGTATACAAAGTATGAGCCATTGTATTTTGGTTTTTGGTTCTTTCAATGCCCATGTGACTTTGAAAAACCTAAGGAGCAAAGAGAAAATCTGATGGCACGACTGGAGGTTTTAGAGTTAATACTTCAAGAACTCTAAAAAATATGTTGGAAAATCGCAAAGCCTGTTTACCTTTGTAAAATCAAAACAAGGTTATGACAATATTTAGAAGATTAGAAGTGGAAAAGATACCGTATAGTGTATGTCAATACAACTTTACGATGGAATTTATTGAAGATATGGGCTATAATCAGAGGGGTTATTCTCTGTTATTGCTCCCAAGACAGAAGGAATTAGCTATTAAGTTAGGCTTTGATTATCATCTCGAAGATGATGTATATTGGTTAGACCTGAACAAGGAACAGGAGAAGGAGTTTTTTAAGCTAAGACTCCCTTTAGTGTTCGATGCAGGTAAGCATGGGAAATTTTATGGTCACAAATTAAAACGATAAACAACTAAAACTATGGATTACGATTCACCAGATGGTATCTCAACTTATTGGGAAGAAAATGAAGAATGGCTCTCTGATGAGTACCAGAGAGAGGAAGATGTAGCAATGGAGGAAGGTTAACGCTTTCGTTTCTTACGAGCTTTCTTAGCAACACTTAGAGCGATAGCAATTGCTTGCTTTTGTTTCATCTTTGGGTTCTTTTTAAGCTCGTAAGAAATGTTTTTTGAAATGCTTTTACGAGAATATCCTTTGATTAGTGGCATAGCTTTTTTAATTCAATTTACAAACAATTACTTTAATAAACAAATGATTAATAAAAAACAGATTGATGATATCTATATCTTCGAGGTCACTGCCCAGTTTTTACTAGACCATGCAGAGGATAATATTCTTCCTGCTTGGTGGTGTACTAAAAAGTTAAAATCAAGTCTTAAGACCACCTTACAAGAGTTAAAAAAGGCTACGTCTATACCTTTTGTTGACAGGACAGTAGAAGCTACCTCTGAGATGGTTGAACAGCAGATTACTGGCTCAATGCTTGCAGAACAAAATATGAGGCTCTCCTTGAAATTTGATAAACTTTCTAAGGATGAGCAGTTTAGGTTTCAATGCCAATACGAGAACCTGTTGTCACAGTTTAATTTATCAATTTAATTATAAATAATATGGGAGAGTATAAATTTTCAGTTTATGCAAAATGGCAATTAGGGCTTTCAATCGAATACAATGGTCAAATCATCATTGGGTTACCTTTTATGGATATTCATTTTTCACTTTCTAAATATGCAAAAGGTATTGAGATTTTTGGTAAATATTGGTCGTAGTGCAAATTTTACAAGATAAAACAAGGCACTGGTATAATTATGAATAATCTTGAACAAAAACAAGTTGATTTGAAATTAACTGAATTAGTTCAGCAAGCAAAAAACGTTATTGATGAAAAACAAGAATTAGTGGAAATAATTGATTTTGAAAATTTTAAAAATACAGGAACATGATAACAATTTTTTCAAAGGTAAAAACTCCTCATGGAATTGGAATTGTAACAAAAATGGAAGTGAGTTCAAATGGGCTAATGATTATGAATGGAGATAATGTTTCGGTTAAAGTTTGGTACGGATTAGATAATTCTGTTTTAATAAATGGTGTAAGGTGGAGTTATTGTACTTATTCTCTTTCTAAAATAGAACTTGCATAGAAACCATTTATAAAAACAATAAAATAATTATAATTTACCATCTCGCTAGTATGAACGATATGGTTTAAAAATAAAAACAATGAAATCGGAGAGACAAATAAAAGCAGAAACGGCAAAAGCTCAAGGCTGGAAAAGAACAGAAGCCTACAACATGGGAAAGGAAAGTTACCGTGTCTATAAAAACCTAAATACGGGCAAAGAAGAAGTAATTGATGGCAAAAACGAAGAAGAACACTTAGCATATTTAGCAAATAAGCAATATTATTAAAAGTATAAATTAGTAATAAAAGTTAAACCTAAAGGATTCGTCACCTTTAAAAATAAAAATATGAAATTTAATTTTAAGGAGTTCGGTGAACTTATAAAGTTTCAGCGTACAGGTGGTATAAATACACACGATAAGTTATATACTCTTGATGAGTTAAGTGAATTATTAGGGATTACAAAGACAACTTTATGGAGAATAGAGCATGGCTTAAACTCATCTCCCGAACAATTCATTATATTGGCTCATTGGGCAGGTTTAAATTTGTATGACTTTTTGGAAAATAGTTGAATAATTTTTCACAAAAACTTGACTTTATCAATTAACTTTATTAAATTTATATTATGGTAGAAATTAGAGAAGACCTTTATACCCAACTTGAATACTCAAAACTCATAGGAAAAACTCCTGCAAGAGTAAATCAGTTAGTAAAAGCTGGTCTATTAAACATTATGAAAGTGAAAGGTACTGTGCTAATAAAGGTATCTTAGTTTTTAAATAGTAAAAAATACTTGCATAGGTAAGAGTCTGTGAGTAAATTTGCAATATAATTATTAATGAGGAACACCTCAAACAGATAGACTCTTACCACGCTATGCGTGACTATCTTGTTTGGGGTGTTCTTTTTTTATACCATACACAATGAATTGCAGAATAAATAAAAAGGAAAAATTTACTCAGATAGACAATGAAGTTCTTAGAGATAAAGAACTCACTATGGAGGGATTAGCTTTACTTGTGAGACTTCTTTCAAGACCAGACAATTGGACAGCTAGCATAGGAGAGTTAATTAAGAATGGCAAGGATAAGTCTTGGACTGAGGGTGCTATTAAAAGAGGCTTTAAAAACCTAAAAGAATGTGGGTATGCAAAGCTCGTAAAAATATACAATATAGATTCAAAAGTAATGCAGGGTAGTTATTATGAGATATTTGAAGATACCGAGAGCGGAAAGTTATATCCAAGTGTTATGTATGTAGATTCAAATAAGAATGAGGTAAAAAAGCAGACAACCCCGATTCAGACAGGTCTGCTTTCTGACACGTCAGGAACGCCGTCCTATATATATAAAGAACCTAAAAATAAAGAAAATAAGAATATTATAATTTCTGACGAACAATTACAAGTAGATAAAGTGTCTGTAAAAATGTATGAACAAAATACAGACGGGAATTGTACTTTTCCAATATTAGATAGCACCGAGCCTATATACAAGCCTAAATCAAAAGAAACTGAACCAAAAGGCAAGTCTAAGCCAAAAGAAAATCAGCCAAAAGATGAATTGAAGTCTAAATTCAGAGTTGAATTTGAATCATTATGGTACAGAGCAGGAAAGCCAAAGCTAACCCATATAGGTTACATTGCAATTAATAAGTTATATGAAGTCTACGGATATGATAAGGGATGTTTTATTAGAGACTATATAATTGAAATGTACGGTTCAAATGAAAAGTCGATTGCATTTAAAAAGAACCATGAGAATGCAATTGAATTTTATAAAGACCCTAACAATGAACAGCCTCGCTTCCTGAATGATTATTGGAAAACAATGGAAAGGTTCTCTCGACCAAATGCAGAAGAGCCAGTCTTATATGATTTTCCTACAGAAGTTGCTTTATATGCAGCATTCGAATGGTATTATAAAGGCAAAGGTCTTGAAGGTGTAGAAATAGTAAAAGCAGTTAGAGAAAAAATAAAAGAAATCAATCACCCAAGATTTAATAAATATTAAAATGATAGACAAGATTGTAGAATATTATCAAGATGAATTATTCTTAAAGGCAGATGGCTTTGATGAAGCGATTCTAGGAGTAGATGTGAATCAGATGCGATTAGTATATTCAGTTTCAAAGTGCTTAGAAATTCTGATGAGAACCATGTCTGAGGAAAATGCTATTGAGTATTTCTTCTTTAATGTAAGTGGTGCTTATGTAGGAGAGAAGACTCCAATATGGTGCTATGATAATTTTGAATGAATTAACAAATACTAAAATGAATGTACTAAGTTTGTTTGATGGGATGTCTTGTGGTCAAATCGCTCTTGAAAGAGCTGGCGTTAATGTAGAGAATTACTTTGCATCTGAGATTGATAAATATGCAATTAAAGTTTGTAAAGCTAATTACCCAAATACAAAGCATATTGGAAGCGTAGTTGATGTAACAGCCAGTAGCTTGCCAAGTATTGACCTATTAATTGGAGGCTCTCCTTGTCAGGGTTTTAGCTTTGCAGGTAAGCAATTGAATTTTGAAGACCCAAGAAGTAAATTGTTTTTTGAGTATGTTAGGCTATTGAATGAAATTAGAGAAATTAATCCAAATTTGCTTTTCTTATTAGAAAATGTTTCCATGAAAAAAGAATATCAAGATGTAATTACTCAACATTTAGGAGTTGAACCAATAATAATTAATTCAAATTTAGTTTCTGCTCAAAATAGAAAACGTATTTATTGGACAAATATTCCTAACGTTACTAGACCGAATGATAAGAATATTTTTCTTAACACTATATTGCATGAATTTATAGATGATAGAAGTTCAGAAATATTTAAAACATTATCTGAATACATTGTGCCTTTTGATAAGACGTTACAAATCTTGGATAAACAAGTAAAAAATGGCAAAGCAGGATATTTTAGAAAAGATTCTCAAGCTAATAGAGTTTATTACATAAATGATAAGGCAATTACATTATGTGGAGATTCTGGTGGAGGTGCAGCAAAGATGGGTCAATATTTATTTGGAGATTATATTAGAAAACTTACTCCAATTGAATGTGAAAGGCTTCAAACAGTTCCAGATAACTATACAAATCATGTAAGTAACTCTCAAAGATACAAAATGCTTGGAAACGGTTGGACAGTTTCTGTAATTTCTCACATATTTAAAGGATTATTATAAAAGACTTATATGAGCATAGATAAACAAGTCAAATTAATTTGCAGAGACAATCAATATCTTTTGAATGAATGTGAAGTAAAAGAAATCATTGAATGTTGGAAGCAAGATAGAAACGATTTAGTACAAATAAAAGTCATATTAAATACAATTTTAAAAAACGAAAAATGAAATATTTTAAAGAAGGACAAACGGTTTACCACCAAATTTATGGTAAAGGAGTAGTAACTAATGCAAATTTTGAAAATGAAAGCTATCCTATTATGGTAAAGTTTATGACATCTACTGTATCTTTTACTGAAGATGGAAGACAGTACGGAGGTCATCCTATAAGTTTATCTCAAAATCCAATTCCAAAAATAGTAAATATCCCTTTAGATGAACATATACCTTTTACTTTTGAAGATAAAGAATTATTAAAAGGGAAATGGATTAAACATAAAACAGATTCGTCACATATTTTAATTAATTATATAAGTGATACAACAGTGGGTATTGATGGAAGTTACTATACATACGAAGAACTATTTAGAGATTTTGAATTTATAGACGGTAAACCTTGTGGAAAACTATGATACTATTTGGAATTTATTACGTCCTGCCTCTTCTTTTGAGTTTAGTATTCTCTATATTCAAGATACATGACAAAGAATACTATGAAATGGTTGAAGAAGGTCAGGGAGATTATGGATATATACACTTGTATATGTCCTTTTGCCCACTGATTAATATCATATTTGTCTTAATATGTATCAGAGACATTTTCAAATCAAAATAATTTGTTTATCTTTGCACATAATCAAAACAAACAATATGAATATCGAAGAATTAAACACCCATTTTGCTAAACCAACAAAAAATTTACGAGTTTTGATTGCCTGCGAGGAAAGTCAAACTGTAACAAAAGAATTTAGAAAACTAGGACACGAAGCGTTTTCTTGTGATATTATTCCCTGTAGTGGTGGTCATCCTGAATGGCACATACAACACGATGTTACAGAATTATTAAAAATGAAATGGGATATTATAATAGCACACCCACCTTGTACACATTTAGCAGTAAGTGGTTCAAGGCACTTTATTAAGAAACGTGAAGATGGTAGACAACGTGAAGCAATAGACTTTTTCATGAAATTTCTTAATGTTGATTGCAAATTGGTAGCAGTAGAAAATCCAATAGGTATTATTAGTGGAAATTACATTAAAGAACACTTTCCAGACTTAGCTGAAAAGTATGGCTTACCAATCAAACATCAACAAATTATTCAGCCATTTGAATTTGGTGACCCTGTTAAAAAGTCAACCTGCTTATGGTTAAAAGGACTGCCAAGATTAGAGCCAACAAACAATGTGGCTAATGAAGTGAAATACTATGTAGATAGTAGAGGAATAAAGCAAAGTGAATGGAATGTTAGACAGCTAGAAATTGATGGTAAAAAATACGGCTATGATACAGCAGAATTTAAAAAACATCGTTCAAAAACCTTTGATGGGATTGCAAATGCTATGGCAACGCAGTGGTCATCTTACGCTTTGAGTATAAGATAATTAATTTAGTTCTAATAAAACTTTAACAAATATGGAATGGATTGCATTTGACCATGATAAGATAGAATCAAGACCAATTGAATACGGCAAGTATTTAGTCTGTAGAAAGGACGGTAAAATTCATTTTGAGACATGGAACGGTACTGGATGGGCTTATAACCACAACGAGATTAGATTTTATGCTTTGATTACTTCACCGATTAATAACTAAAAAGATGTCACTGGACGTATATTTAATAAGAAAAAAGTTTGTGAGTTACGATATGGTAACTTTCACTGAAGAGGAGGAAGAAGTTTATGAAGCCAACATTACTCATAATCTCAATAAGATGGCTGAGGCAGTTGGTCTTTATCAACACTTATGGAGACCTGATGAGATTGGAATAACTAAAGCCAGTCAATTGATTGAGCCTCTTATAATTGGTCTTAAGAAATTAATAGAAGACCAAATTTATTTAGAAACCTTAAATCCATCAAATGGATGGGGTAGTTATCATGGGTTAGTTGAGTTTGTAAGACTATACTTAGATGCTTGTAAAGAATTTCCTGACGCAGAAGTAAAGATATGGCGATGATAACAATATTTAAGAACCTTTGGGATAAAGAAAATCCTCATTACATCTCGGTTGATTTAGCACTCGACAGGATAAAGAATGGAAAGTCAAAAGAGACCGTTGATAAGATTAGATTAGAGAATGATAAGGATAAACAAGATGCACTTAAATCTAAGTTACCGTGCGTTTGTTTTTCAGGCACATTCTCCAAAAGATTTGACCGTGACCTAATCGAACACAGTGGCTATATAGTCTTGGATTTTGATGATGTTGACGTTCAAGAAACCATGAGTGAGATGTGTGGCTTTGATTTCGTAAAGGCAGCATGGGTTTCCCCTCGTGCTAATGGGGTAAAAGTCCTCTGTGTCGTGTCCAATCCGTCTAAGCATAGAGAACACTTCGGAGCATTTTTAAAACGCTTTAAAATAGATAAAAGTGGAGTTAATGAATCAAGAGTTTGTTATGAGTCTTACGACCCTAACATTTATATTAATCCTAACCCAGTTCCGTTCACTGAGTTGGTGGAAAATGAAGTAGTTCAATCACAGTCAACTGACATTCAAAAGTTAGTATCTTGGCTTGCAAAGGACTCAAAGCACTTTGTTCAAGGAGAAAGAAATAAGTTCATCTTTACCCTTGCCTGTGCCTGTTGTCGTTACGGAATTGACATTGAAGAAACACAGTCATTTTGTTATTACGAGTTCTACCAAAACTCCACAGATTTCTCAAAGAGAGAAGGAGATAAAGCGATTGAATCAGCATACAGGACTGAGAAGAAAAACTTTGGTACAGTATCATTCTCGAAGGGAGAGCTGGTCGACAACAAAGGAGTTAAGGCTGAATTTGAGATTAAAGAAGGAGATAGGGTAAAGGATGTAATTTATTACGATGATGCCGACAGCGATGTTGATGACATAATTGAGAACGGTTATAAGAACATCTTGGGTATTGGCGTGCCACTGATGGATTATGCTTTTAAGGAGAAGCGAGGTCAAAGTAACTTAGTTACTGGTTATGGTAATCATGGTAAATCTACTTTCTACAAATGGTATCTCGTTTTTAGAGCAATGTTGTTTGGAGAGAAGACCGTATTCTTTGCACCTGAAGAAGATGGAGCAGAAGGCTTTTACCTGTCGATAATGGAGCTTTATTTAGGTGGCGGTTTGGCTAAGAACCAAAAGTATTCTAAAGATGAGATTAAAGAAGCAAAGCAATTTGCCAAGAATCATTTCTTCTTTATTTATCCCGAAGAAGTCAGTCCAACACCTCAATACATCAAGGAGAGATTTATGTATTTGATGATTACAGAGAAGGCTGACCGATTAGTTATTGACCCTTTTAATCAGATGCACAATGATTACAAAACTGCTGGTGGTAGGGATGATAAATATCTCGAATTAGTCTTGGGAGAGTTCAATAGGTTTGCAAAAGATAATGATATTTTCTTCACCATCATTGCACACCCAAAAACGCCTCAGAAGAATAAAGAAGGTGGATATGACGCTCCGACAGAATATGATTTGGCACAGGGAGCAATGTGGAACAATAAGATGCACAATATTTTGGCATACCATCGACCTGAAGCATGGAGAGACCCTCAATCACCATCATGTGAACTGCATTCTCGGAAGGTAAAATTGAATAAGATTAATGGTAATCGAGGCATGATTTCTTTTGAATATGACTTCGCTAGGAGAAGGTTTCTATTCGATGGCAGAGATTACATGGAGGCTCACAGGAAACTAAATGTTCCAGAAACAAAAGTCGAAGTTTCCCAAACAGCAAACATTTCTAATTTCGAGAGTGAGAGCAAGGCTTTACAAAGTAATACTTTAGAAAGTAATACTTTAGAAGCAATTATTTCTTTACCTCGTTCAGAGTTCGAAGATATTCCTTTCTAAAACCATAAAACTTTTTATGAAACAAGATTATCAAGAAGCATTAATATTCCTAAAGAATCGAGGGTGGTTGATACAGACTACCCTCGTTGGAAAAAAGGTCAAGTTCACTACCTACAAAGATGAACAACCACTAGTTATAAACGGTGAAGCAAAAGTATCTTACTGTGATTTCACAAAAGGATTCTTAGATGTAGTTAAGCAAAAGCATATTAATTTGTATGAATATTTAAAAAAGTTAGAATCAAATTGAATAAATACTTGCATTTTTAAATAGAATGTATTAATTTTACAGCATAATCTTTTTAATTATTATTTTTACACTAAATTATTTTTACAAATGGCAGAGTTAAATAACGAGTATTCGTCTCGTGAAATCGTCAATTACCAAGTATCAGGAGCTAAGAAGAAGCTCTATCACGCAAGCAAAGAGCCAAAGGATGGCTACGTTAAGATTGAATTGGATTCTGGTAAAGTTACCTACCACAGATACGTTCAAGGTCTTACTGGAAAGATGATTAAGTTGGTCTTCAATGATGGGGACTTCGGCAAGAGACTTAGATTCCTACTCACTGATGAGACCCAAACATCAGCAGTTGACTTAGTATTAGATACCGCAGCATACCGTGCTTTCATTGATGCTACTTACAACGCAGACTTCTCTAAAGAATTGGCGATTAAGTTCTACGACAAGAAAGTTCAAGACAAGGTTTATCAAAACTGTTTCGTTTACTACCCGAATGATACAATCATCGAGGCAGGTAAAGAGAAAAACGTAACACCGAATCGCTTAGATAACAGCGATTGTCCTAAAGGCAAATTGTCTAAAGCAGGAAAGTGGACTTTCACAGAGCAGGAAGAATGGTATTATGAGAAGGCAGAGGAGATGATTTCTCGTTTCGAGAAGTTTAAGTTAAACTCTAAGAGCGAAGTTAAGAGTAGTGCTGTTGAGAAGCCAAAGGTATTTGCTACAGACGATTCTGGGTTGCCGTTCTGATGAAGACAATAGATGAAATATTAAAGGAAAGAGATAGCCTCGCTGGGGCTATCGAATCCTTAATTCGAGCTTTCGAGGAAAGTAACGGAATTACAGTAAAGAGTGTAAAGATTGAGAGTCAAGGGATTGACTTAGAAGTTAAAGTTAGCTTATCAAACATATTTGAACAATGAGAACAGAAGAAGAAATTTTAAAGCAGATATACTTATCTATTGAAAAAGATGGAGAGTTACATGGGCAGTCATACGAACAAGGAGTTCAAGATGCACTAAATTGGGTGATTGGAAATTATGATGATGCACCTATTGAAAATAAATAAAATATAAAAAATGGAATACCATAGAGAAACAGCAAAGGAACTTGGACTCAAGTATAACCTTTCTTATTTTACCTTAAATCGTTGGAGAAAGTTGGGATTTATTCCAGATATGTATTCTTCAAACCAAGAGCGATTAATACAAGGAATGACAATTCGTGAGGCAAAGAACTTCTGCCGACTAAGAATAGTTGACATCCAAAACCTTCTGTACTTAGAGAGTGGAAGTGAAAAGAGACTATATGACAGAGTTTCTATCTCATACTGGTTCTCAGGAAAGAGAAAGCCACGAAGAGAATGGTTATTCAATATCTTGGATAGAAAAATTACTGAAAGAAAAGACTTTATAAACAAATTAAATGAACAAACAGGACGCACTAATAGCACAGTCACAGACTGATTGGGCAGAATATAATCCTACTGGCTTAAAACCTACCATCCTATGGAGGAGAATGAATCATCAAGGACACCGTTATTATTATGCAGAACAAGATGGAGAAATTGTAATAGCTTGTGGAATTACTACGGCAATCGACCGTGCTTTTGGAGAATCTAAATTCCTAAGAGAATGGAAGGACAGCAGACCAAACTGGAAAGAACAGTTAAGTTTAATGGCTGATTATGGAACACTTTGCCACATTGGCTTTGGTTTTTTATGCAAAAAAGAAGCCATTCCTTCATACATCATTGAAATTGCTGATGAGAAATTCCACAAAAAGGAACAGTTCAAGAAAGACATGATGTCTCTCAAGAAGTTCTTAAAGGATTACGAAGTTGAAGTTATTTTCTTAGAAGGTATTTTAGGCTCTCATTATCCTACACCTTATGGTAAAGCATGGATTTGCTCTGCAATAGACTGCTTTTGTAAATTGTCTTATAAAGAAAAGTCTACTGAAACGGTAGAGGATGGAGAATACGTAAGAGGAGACAAGAAAGGTCAAATGAAATACAAGGATGTCAAGACCGAGAAGAGGGTAGAAGTGTATGCCATTGTTGACTTGAAATCTAATTACGACCATAAGGATGAAAAGCAGTTCTTTGAGTCTCATAAGTACCAGTTATTATTCGGCAAGAGAATCATCGAAGAGCATCTTGGAATACAAGATATTAAGATGTTTAACATCTCACCTTTGGGATGGAATAAAGAGCCAAAATACGAGTTTAAGGAACACTTAGATAAGGAGAATAGATTTGGCTTCACCGACAATCAAAGACTCGAAGCAAGGCTTAATTTAGCCGTTATGGAGGGTCTTGTAACACCATCGGGAGAGTTCATGGAAATCAATGATAAGATTGACTTTGAAAGCGAGATTGACTACAGGATTTTAAACTATGAAGACAAGGCAAGGGAGGTCTTAATGCAATTGTAATTATGATAACTATCCCTGTTTCAATTATTACAGTACAATTATTTATACTCCTTTTGCAAGCAATTATTTCCGTAAATGCTTATGTAAAAAAGAGTTATTTATTAGCCTGTATCGCCAGCTTTGGCTTAGGATTTTCAATCATGTCAATCATTGATGAGTTCAAGACAGTTGTTGATAAGTTGTGAATAAAAACGCCCTCTATAATGTTTAGAGGGCGTTTTTATTATTTGAACCTTTGATTTTTGACTTCTATTTGACTATTCAGATTCTTGTAGTAAGTCCTGATTCCACCTTTGTCTACATACACAACTGGACTCATCTTCTTAGAAACCTCCTTCGCTAAACTCCTTATTTCTCCACTAAGTTTATCAAAGTTTCCAATTCCATTGGCTTGTACCTTTTGGATTACAAAAGGATTCATCTGTGGAGTAACTTGGTTTACAACTCCAATCTTAAAGTTTTCAATTACTTCTTGGCGTGTTGGTCTCTTACCAAATACTGTCTCCATTTGAGTCATATCTGCCTTAGAAAATACTGCCTCCTGTGGATGGAGAATTGCTTGCCAGCCTCCTTTATTGTCTACTACTCTTTGACCTTTTAAAGCTACTGAAGTGTCATCAGTTCCTTTTTCAAAGCCTATTGTATTCAATCCATTTATAGGAATAGTTATTGGATTAGTGCCAGAGTTGGTTTTAATTTGCTTCAATAGGTCATTTACTGCATTTAATTCTTGTGCTAATTTTTTATAAGCATCAGAGCCTTTTGCGGTCGTATCTTCCATAGCCTTAGTTATATCTTCAGAATATATTTTAAGCAATTCTGTTAATATTTTAAAACTTGTAGCAATATCAGCATTTTTCTTATTTTCTAAAGCTAACAATGCAGCATCATTATCTGACTTTGCAGTTATTCTATCTGCATCCCTTACTGCCTCTGCCTCTTTTTCATCTTTTATTTTCTTTGCTCCAGCTGCTGCTATAGCTATATTCTTTTGTTTTTCTCTTTCAATTTCTTTTCCAGCAAATACAATAGCAGCCAATTCCAAATTCTCTCTAATAGTTTTTTGAATTGTTTCGGTAGCAGTATATTCTTTTCTCTTTTGACCTTCAGAGTTTACTATAAATGTTAATTCATCATTGTACCAGCCTTGTAATTTTGCCAATTGCTCATCACGAGCCTTTATTGAATCATTGATAGCTTTAATTTCTGCTTCAGACATATCAGCAGTTATAGCTTTAGATGCCAAAGGAAATGCTTGTTCTATCTGAAGTCTTTTAGCTGCAAACTCTGCTCTTACACTTGATAATGAAGCCTCATTAGTTATCAACGCCTCTAATTGTGCAGAACCTGCTGCTGTTATATCGAGCGTTTCTTTATTATATTTCTGAGAACTTTTTATAGATTCATAATCATAAATTTTATTTATTGATGCTACTTGTGCATTATAAGCATCATCAATACTTTTTAATGTATCTTGATATGTTTTATCTATTGATTCTTTTCTTTTTGCATACAACTCATTCTCTTTGCTAACAGCTGTTTCATAAGTTTTTTGAATCTGTTGCCCACGAGTTATTTCTGCTTGTATTAATTCATCTACTGAACGACCACTCAACTCAATTATTAATCTCCATGAATCTAATGATGTATTTACTCCTAAAAGATTACCAAAATCAAATGCTGGAATGTTTAATATACTCTCTGATAAACTTTTTACTGAAGAAGATAGATTCCATAAGTTTTTCATTGCAGCATCTAATCCTAAATCATCTGATAATGTTGTACGAATTGTTCCTGTTCCTACTTTTATGTCACCATAGGCTTCTCTAATATCATCAAGCCTTGACAATAATTTATCTACTCCCTTTTCTACCACAGATAAATAATCATTTAACTCATTGGTTGCTTTTTCTAATATAGCTGCATTTAATCTTTCTGTATTTTGCCCTAGTGTTTTTACACTATTATATATAAATGAAATACCAGTAAATACCGCAGATAATATATCTCCTTTAACTAAAGAATCAGCTATAGATGATATTGCTGAAATGCCTTGTTTTGCTATTCCTACTATTGCTTTTTGGTTTTCTAATTGTGCCTTAGTAACTACATCTGTTGTTTTAGACATAGACTCATCGAATGATGAGTTTAGTGCATCGAGAAAAGCATCAGCAACCTTTAATGTAAATTCAAAGGCTTTCTTTTCTTTTTTTGCTTGTTCTTCTAACTCGTCACTTTTTTTCTCTGTAAGGAACTTAGCTAATTCTATCTTTAAACGTGTTATTTCTTGCTCTAACTTTAATATTATCCCCTCTTGAGTCTTATATTCTTCTGTATTTTCTTTTTTAAGAAGTGCCATCTTAGCAAGTTTCATCTTTTCTGCAAAGATTTGCTTTTCTATTGATGCTTGATTTTCTCTTAATATACTTTCATTTTCTTTGTTTTGTATATCTATAATCTCCTTAGAGTTTTTAGCCTTAGAAATTGCTTGCAAAATCCTAAGTTTATCCATTAATTTGTACTTATCTTCTTCAAGTTTTATAGTCTCTTTGGCATTATCTTCATCAAGTTTTTTTAATTTTTCTGAATCTTTTTCTGCTCTTTTTAATTTGTTTTCTTCTATATCTGCAAGTGCCTTATCAATTCCTTTACTAAAATCAACCCATTTTTCTCTACTTTCAATATCTTTTTTATCATACTCTCTTGTTAAATTTGCAGAATCTTCTCTATATTTATTTTCTATTTTTTGCAATTCTTTTACCTTAATAGTTTGACTTCCTTTCGCATTATTAACCCTTAATTCATCATATTCTTTCTCTAAATCAAGAATTTTTTGTTGATTTTCACGAGTCTTTTGTTCTGCCCTAAGAGCGTTTGCTTGGTCTAATATAGCTTTTTGCTTATCAGTATCAGTTTTGTATTTCAAAGCTATCTCTTTACCACTCTTTCCACCTTCTTCTGCTATTTTATTAGTATTCTCATTAGACCTATAACCAAACTCTTTATCAAGTGCAATTATTGCATCAGTAAATTGTTTTTTTGTTTCAAATTCTTTATTTTGCCATTTTTTTATAATTGCGTCTTTCCTTACTTGATAATCTTCTCGTAGTGTCAATGTATAATCATCACTAACTTTTTGAAGCAATAAATTGTATTGATTATCTTGAGCAATTAACTTATTTAATTTATCATTACTTTGTTTTTTAGAATTTTGGGATAATAATTCAGCCCCTAATTGTTCGGTATATTCATCTTGAAATCCTTTTTTCTTTAATTCTATTTGCTTTGCTTGATAAGCCTTTTCATTATCTAATCTCTGTTGATTTGCAATTTGCTCCTCAGCTATTTGTAATTTAACATCAGCAACTTTATCAGCAACTTTCGTTGCTAATTTTTCTTGTGCCATCAACTTTATCTTTCTAACCATTTCATTATTAGCAAAAAATAAAGCCTTCCTAACATCTTCGTGGCTTGCCGTTTCTGCATCTAAGTTTCCAAAATATTCTGGGTATTTTTTAATTAACTGACCAATTTGTAATTTGTAACCCTCAGTTCCTTCAGCTAAACCAAGAACACTCTTAGCAGTTGCATTTAATTGAGCTTGTTTTGATATTAATCCTTTTACCTCTGAATCATTGGCTTTTACATTTTGAAGAGTAAATTCTTTTGCTTCATCTATTTGACTACTATATAACTGATATGCTGCGTATGCAACACCTAATAACCCGATAACTATTCCTATTGGGTTTGCTTTTGTTGATGCGTTAAAGGCTGTAGCAGCAGCAGCTGCCTCTGTTTCAGCAGCAGTTAAAACATTATAAGAACCTGTAAGAGCTATATTTTGTAAAATAGCTCTTCCTTTTAAAATTAATGATACTTGTTGAATAGATACCCAAGCTGCATTTGCAACACGAGATAAATAGAAAGAAGCTGCAAGAGTACTTAATGCTTGAACATAATTTATAGTTTTTTTAGTTGCTTCTTCTGTGCCAAATAATGATTTTAGTAAATTTGAGCCAAAATCAATTACACTTTTTGCTATATCATTAAATTGATTTCCAATATTAGCTAATGCAAAGAATGTAGACTCCTTTAATTTATCAATACGACCTTGAACCGTATTTGCCATAATTTCCATTGAGCCAGCAAATATACCACCCTCTTTGCCAGCGGATAAAATTGCTTTTTGAAACATTTCAAAACTTACTTTCCCGTCTTTAATATCTTTTTGTAATTCTTGAACAGACTTCCCAGTTTGTTGAGACATTACTGCAAGTAATGGGAATCCTGTCTCAGTAATTTGACGAACCTCAGTACCCATTAATCGACCAGTAGCTTGAACTTGAGAGAATGCATATATTAATCTTCCAAGTCTATTCTCACCACCAAGTGCAGCAGCACTATTCCCAAGAGATTCAAGAATTATTGGTATTTCTCTTCCTATGGTTTCACTTGATGCACCAGCAGCTTTAAATGAACCCACTAATTGGCTTGAAGATTTAATTACTTGCTCAAAATTTAATGGAGTTTCTACTGTAAACTTTTTTAAGTCTTCTACAAGTTTATTTCCATATTCTCTTCCTAACAAGTTTTTCATTGATAGTCCGAAAGACTCTACTTTAGACTGTGCTTCAACCATCTGTTGAGCAAACGAACCTACAGAGAATGCCCCAAATAATCCTATTAACTGTGAACGTATGCCTGTTAAAGAAGTAAGGACTGAAAATAGTCCATCAGATGCTTTTTGAGCATTATTAGTTTCTTGAGACTTGTTTTTTAGTTGTGCATTATATAGATTTATGTTTCTTATTTGCTGACTATAAGCTGCTCTACTTGCAGCATCAGCTACTTTTATGGCATTAAGCTCTGCTTGTGTTTCAGCTTGAACGTTAGCAATTTTATTTAATCTCCTCCTTTCACTTCTAGCATTGCGTTCTGTTTCAGCCGTTTTTTCAGCATTTAATACTGAGTTTATTTGCTCTTTTTGAACATTAGCAGAATCTCTTGCAGCAGAGGCAACTGCTGCAAGACTTAACTGTATTTGAGAAAGTTGTTTAGTTAGGTCAATAAATCCTTGTAAATTTACTTCAGTATTTAACCTAATATTATCTGCTAAATTTGCCATTTTATTTGTGTGGTTCTAATGCTTTGTTGTGTGCTTCTATTTCCTCGTTTACGAGTTCTGTATAGTTGAGATAATCGAGAATACTTTGGTGTTCGATTTCTTTTTGACTAAGTTTAATATACTTCGATATATTTTTACAGGACTCAACGAACTTTCTCCAAACTTTAGCGTTTCCAAGAGCCTTTTCGTTTTTAAAATATCGAATGTCAGTAGGTCTTGGTCTGACTTGTATAGATTCATCTCTTCGGGTGTCATCGTCTCCTTTGCCCAATACGGTGTAAAATCCATTAATCGTTGAAGCCAATCCATTGAAGGCAGTGATGAAAGTTTCCAAAAAAAAACCGTAAATTCATCGCCATTTGGAGCGTCCATAGCTGCTTGGAATATCTTAATCTTCTCAGAGTTATGCTCTAAATCTACTGTATATGGATTCTCATTCTGTGTCATAATTGCCAGAGAACAAGCCTCTAACATTGCTCCTACGTAATTGAAATTCCTTTTATGCTCTTCATATAATCTAAGGGTAACTAATGCCTCATCGAGCTTTGTACTTACTAATCTTGAATCATTCGATGAGTTTCTAGTTTCTTCTAACTTTTCAATTACTTCATTAATATAGTCTGTCGATACTTCCTTACTCATTCCAATTTCACGCCAAAAACGCATATTCTCTTGATACTGTAGAAAGCGTTCAGCAGCCATCAATGTCAATCCTTTTGCAAACACATAAAACTTGATGGTGTTTATCTCAAATATCGGGTCTCTTGAAATGATTCCCTTTTCTAATGCTTCCGTGAAATCAGCACACGGTGTATTGTACTTCTCAATTAAGGTCATAGTAAAACTATAATTTAAAATATTAAATCGCTGTAGTTAATTCGTAAATTCAAGTCAAATTCAAAGGCATAGCCTTGAAATGGTCTATCTATGTTTCTTTCAAAATATCTATTGTAAATTTCTTGGCTTCCAAAAGAAAGGTCAAGTGGCAACCAATCGTAATCATCAAATGATTCAACAACTCTTGCAAGGTTATCATACTCATCAGTAATCATAACCATCTTTACTGCCAATGGAATTGACTTTGATTTGTCAATTGTTACCGTACCGTCAATCAAAAAGAATATTAAAGTTCCATCTGAGTAAACTATTGGGTTTACTTTAAAGTCGTTTATACTTCTAAGAATAGAATCTCCTCGACTATCGGTAACTTCTACAAAGCCTTCGATTTGTAGTCTTTTGTCGCAAAACTTATCGTTTATTGCCTGTTTTAGGTCGTTTATCTTTATCACAATGTAATTGTTAATGTAATTGTTGTTTACAGTCTTGCTACTTGTTTAAATCTTGCCATTACCCTGACTAATTGTGATGGACTCAATTGAAAGCCTATGCCAGTTTTAGCTTCTTGAATTGCAGCTAACTCTGCATAACTTATTTTCTTACCAGCAACCCTATAGTTTGTAAATTCAATAGTACGAGCAAATGTCAAATTCTTTTTATTAACAGACTTGGTCTTTTTAATAATGAAATTCTTGTGCAAGTCTCCATTAAAAAACAAAGTATGAGTATTAACTGACAATGGCT